TACATCTCTATGGAAGCTACTCGCTATCCAGAATTTGGCTCTTTTGAGGCAGTTTAATGGCTCAACCAATCGAAACATTCAGCATTAGCGCACCAGGCTTCTTTGGGTTAAACACTCAGGATAGCCCGTTGGATTTAGCTAGTGGTTTTGCTTTGGTTGCCACTAATTGTGTGATTGACCAGTATGGTCGTATTGGTGCTAGAAAAGGTTGGACAAGGGTTAATTCCTCTTCTGGAAACCTTGGTGCTAACGATGTTGGGGTCATCCATGAGCTAGTCCAGACTGATGGCACGTTAACAGTCCTCTTTGCTGGCAACAACAAGATATTCAAACTCGGTGCTTCTAATGTAGTCACTGAGTTGACCTATGGGGGGGGTGGTTCTGCTCCTACCATTACTGCGAGTAACTGGCAGTGTGCTTCTTTGAATGGGATTACTTACTTCTTTCAAACTGGTCACGATCCAATCATTTATGACCCTGCTGTAAGTACAACTACCTACAGACGAGTTTCTGAGAAGTCAGGCTATGTAGGGACTGTTCCTAGTGGGAATGTCGCTATATCGGCTTATGGTCGCTTGTGGGTGGCATCTTCTAGCACAGATAAGGTCACTGTTAGCTTCTCTGATCTGATTGCGGGTCATGTATGGTCTGGTGGTACTACTGGTAATTTAGACACAAGTAGAGTTTGGCCTAATGGTGCTGATGAAGTTCAAGCCTTGGCTGCTCACAATGGTTTCTTGTTTATCTTTGGTAAACGACAGATTCTTGTTTATCAGGGTGCGACTACTCCTTCAACGATGTCTATTTCTGACACAGTTGGTGGGATTGGTTGTTTATCAAGAGATAGCGTTCAGACAACCAGTTCTGATGTGATCTTCTTGTCAAACTCTGGTGTTCGTTCCTTAATGAGAACGATTCAAGAGAAGTCTGCTCCTGAGAGGGACTTGTCTAAGAATGTGCGTAATGACTTGATGAGCGATGTTGCTTCACAGACATTGGCAAACATTAAGTCTGTTTACTCTGAGAGAGAAGGCTTCTATCTGTTGACGATGCCTGTTACTCAGTCTGTTTACTGCTTTGATACCAAAGTTATTCTGCAAGATGGTTCTTCCCGTGTAACCACTTGGGATTCGATTACTCCGACAGCGTTGACATCTTTGAGAAGCGGTGCTGTTTACATTGGTAAGAATGGCTATATCGGTCAATATACGGGCTATAACGACTACACAAGTGTGTATCGGATGCAGTATTACACCAACCATGCAGACCTTGGTAATGTGAATCAGACATCTGTTTTAAAGAAGATTTCTGTTGTCGTTATTGGTGGCACGAATCAGAACCTAATTATCAAGTGGGGGTTTGACTTTAAGACTAACTACTTAAGTGCAACAACAACCATTCCTGTTCAGGGAGTATCTGAATACAATATTGCTGAATATGGTGCTAATGCAACAGTGGTAGCGGAGTATTCTGATGGCGTTGCTTTGAATACATTGAAAGTATCCGCTTCTGGTACTGGTAAAGTTGTTCAGACGGGCTATGAGTCTGATATTAACGGGTCACAACTTTCTATCCAAAAGATAGAGATTCAGGCCAAGAACGGGAAATTATCTTAAAAGATAAGGAATAGATATGGCTGATTACGTAAAAAGTACTAACTTTGCAACCAAAGATAACCTTACCTCTGGTAATCCTGCAAAGATTGTCAAAGGTACTGAGATTGATACTGAGTTCAACAACATTGCTACGTCTATTGCTACCAAGCAAGACTACGACTCTGATCTAGCGGCTTTTGCATTAAAGACTGCGCCTACTGGTGATGTTGTTGGCACTACAGATACTCAAGATCTGACAAACAAGACTCTGACAAACCCAACTGTTACGAACTATGTTGAGAGTGTTGTTGCCATTGGCAATACTGGGGCATCAAAAAGTATTGATCTGACCAGTGGCACTGTGCAGACGGCTACATTAACAGACAACTGCACTTTCACCATGCCAACTCGTGTGGCTGGAAAATCGTTTATCTTGTTGCTTAGACAAGATGCAACTGGCAGTAGGACTGCAACATTTACGGGTGTGAAGTTTAATGCTGCTGGAGCGCCAACAATAACGGCCACAGCAAACAAGATGGACATTCTGACTTTTGTGGCTGATAGCACTAACTGGTATGGTTCTATCTCTCAAGGGTACACCCCATAATGTTTGCAGCTATCAATTCATTTTTGACTGCTGGCTCTATTACGGGCCAACAAGCCTTTACAACTGCTGGCAGTTTTACATGGACAGCACCAGCAGGTGTTTACTCAGTTTCCGTACTTTGTGTTGGCGGTGGAGGTGGTGGTGGTCTTGAGACTGCTCCCGCCACTGGGGGCGGTGATTCATATTTCAACAGCAGTGCAACTGTAAAAGGTGGTGGTGGCGGTAGGTCTGGCACAGCAGGAGGAACATACACTGGCACAGGTGGTGGGAATGGTGGTCGTGGAAATGGTGGCGGTGGCGCTGGCGCTGGAGGCTATTCTGGAGATGGTGGCAACTCAAATACAGGCACTAATGTTGCTGGGTCTGATGGATCAGGTGGTGGTGGAGGTGGTGGCAGATGGGGTGGCAGCTTTGCAAGCGGTGGTGGCGGTGTAGGTATCTTAGGACAAGGTTCTAATGGTTCTGGAGATACAAATGGTAATGGTGGAGGAGGCGGTTCTGGCGGAAATAATGGTGCAGCTGGAACAACTTCTAATGGTTCTGGAGGTGCTTATGGTGGAGGTGGTGCTAGTTATTCTGGCGGTCAAGGTGGCTCTGGCGGTGGTCTTGGCTACCTTAATAATTACTCTGTAACACCAGGAAATACATATTTTGTTGAAGTTGGTGTAGGTGGTACTGGTTGGAACAATGGAAGTACTTATGCTGGCAATGGCGCATCTGGCGCAGTAAGAATTATCTGGGGTGCTGGTAGAGCTTTCCCATCAACAAATACAGGTGACGTTTAAGGAAATATCATGGCAGTAACAAACCAAGAGCTATTTAATATCTTTCTTGCCAATCCGAATATGTCGGATGCACAGATTGTTTCTCTAATGGAGCAACGAGGGATTAGTCCTTCACAAGTTTCACAAACATTTGGCATACCAGAAGGACAAGTTTCTGCTCGTGTAGCGGCTACTGTTCCTAATGGTCAAACAGTAACACTTGGCGATACTGTTATTCAACCTGTTTACCAAGTATCTGGCTCTGGTCAAGATCAACAGATTGGTGGACTAGAAAACGTCATTAGCTATAAAGCAGTTGATAACAAAGCTGGTGGTGCTTATACCCAATACACGCCTACTGGTGAAGTAGAGCAAACTGGCACACAACAAGAAGTTAAAAGTGGTCTAAAAGAGTTTGCTCTTGGTGCTGCTGTTTTGTTTGGTTTGCCAACTTTATTAAATGCTGGTGCAAGTGCTGCTCCATTTGCGGGTGAAGCATTAGCGGATGCAACATTACTCTCTGGAGGCACTGCTGCACCTACTGCTTTAGGTACAACTACTTTTGCTGGTGAAGCATTAGCGGATGCGGGATTGCTTTCTGGCGGTACTGTTGCATCTACCACTTTAACTCCTGCGGTTGTTGCCCCTGCCGCATCTACTGGATTATTAAGTTCAGCATTGCCTGCCGCAGGAACAGTTGGCGGTGCTTTGACTTCTGGTGCTCTATCTACATTAGGCGGTGCGGCTGCTACTGGTCTGCTTGGCAATGCAATTACTGGTGGTTTAGGTTTAGCGGGTGGTGTACTGCAAAGCCAAGAGTCAAGAGATGCCGCTACTGCTGCCGCAGCCAACGTCAATACTGCCACTCAACAAGCAGTAGCAGGTTCTCAGTTTAGACCAGTTGGAATGACCACTCGTTTTGGTACATCTAACTACACTTATGATCCTGTAACGGGTCAAATGACTTCTGCTGGATACCAACTAAGCCCTGAAGCTAAAGCGGCTCAGGATCGTTTGGTTGGCTTGGCAGGTCGTGGTTTAACACAAGCAGAACAGGCTCAACAACAATTTGCACCACTTCAAACAGGCGCACAGAACTTGTTTGGTTTAGGTAATCAGTACATTGCTCAATCTCCACAAGATGTTGCACAGAATTACATCAATCAGCAGATGGCTTTGTTGCAACCTTCTCGTGAAGTAGAGTTAGCTAATCTGCAAAACAGACTACAACAACAAGGTCGTGCGGGTCTTTCTGTTGCCCAAGGCGGTACTATGGGTGCAACTACTCCTGAACTACAGGCTCTGTATAACGCTCGTGCACAACAAGAGGCTATCTTGGCGGCTAATGCTCAACAAGCTGGTCAACAGAACGTCTTGTTTGGTGCTGGATTGCTTGGTCAAGGTTCTCAAGCTATGGGTCAATACTATGGTGGTCAACAAGCCGCTTACGCTCCTTACACAACTGCTTTGGGGCAAATACAGGGCTTGGAGACTGCCGCTCAACAACCATTGATGATGGGCGCTTCATTAGCTCAACAGGGGTCTTTAGCTGGTGCTAGAGCAGGCCAATTGGGTCTTACAGGCGCTCAGATACAAGGTAACTTGATGACAAGCAATGCAGTGACTAACAATCCTTATGCGGCTTTCTTAGGTGGTTTGGGTTCTCCAACATCTACATTGGGTCAGGGATTGGCTAACTACATTACTGGTTACAACCCAATTGCTGACCAAAATGCAGTATTAAATCCATATTTAACCCCTACTAGTTCTGTTTGGACTGGTTAATCAAAAGGAAAGATCATGGCTGAAATAGTAGGAAGTTTATTTGGCGTAACGCCTGATATGTATGAGCGTCAACAACGCCAATCCGCCTTGAATGAAGGCATAGCGATGGCTCGTTTAGCTCCTGAAGACAGAGCGCAAGCAATGATTTACTCTGGTGCGGCTGGATTAGGTCGTGCTGGTGGTGGACTGTTGGGCATAGAAGACCCACAACTTCAAAGAATTACACAGCAAGATCAGTTGTTGCGTGGTCTTGATATTACAGACCCAATTGCTTTGGCTAATGCAGCCCAAAAAGCAAGTCAACTTGGCAATCC